GCAATGCGTAGGACCGCAACGGGCAACCCAAACCGCTCAAAGGCTGGCGTGGGGTCGTTGGAGTGCGTCAGGCATGAGATAAAGCAGCCTTGCCCCCAACGGCGTTTTTGCTGGGCTTCCAATACGATCTGCGAACCAAAGCATCAGCTGCTAGGTGCGCGGCAACCTCGGCGCGGAGGATTTCGGTGTTTTTCGTAAGTGTCATTGTGGTGTTCTCCGGTTGGTTGGTGTGGGGTTCCCCCGGCGCGTGGCCGGGGGATGGGGTTATGCGGCCAGCGCGGCGGCGTAAGCCTTCCTGTATGCGATGGACAACTTGCGATAGTATGCCTTCAAGCTGGTAAGCTTCCCCTTTCCCTCTGGTGATAAAATCACGGCCTCTACCCTGATCATCTCGGCCATGAGTTGGTATTGTGTCATCTTCGTATCTCCCGGTTGCGCTTCTCTTACCCCGGCGCGTGCGGTGATCTGGTTGATGCTCTGGCTGGTCATTTTCTAAGTTCCTTTCTAAGCGTAGATATAGACGGCGGATACGAGGGCGAGGTTAAGGGCAACGACGATCTCCTTGTTAAGGATAGAATATACCATCTGGAGTAAGAGTCAACATCGAAAAAGTAACTTTTGTATGGTGCAGAATTGTCTGGAGTTCTTTACTTCGGGGTTGACTGCATGTCCAGAATAGTATATGCTATTCTTAACCAAAACCTATCAAGGATAACGAAAATGATCTTGAAGCCAACTCCCATATCCTCAGATCTCTTTGATTATGAGGAAGGTACATTCTTCGCAGAAGTTTCTTGCTTGGGAGACCCTGCCTGGGAAAGGGTTTACGATGATGCCTGCGACGAGGGTTTCTCCGTGGTATCAGCAAAAACCGGTAAACACGTGGTATTTGCTGAAGTTGGCCAAATTGAAGAATACGGTGAATTGGCAGGATGGAACTTTTCTTGTGTGACGCCGGGCTTCAAGCATCTCAAGGCAGTGGTGTGGAATGACTGAATGGTATATGCTATTCTTTAGCATTTATACCCAAGGGCCAGAAATGATGTCACGAGTAGGAATGCTTTGTGTCGGCGGAGAAGCAGGTCCAGAAGCCCCAGATTCTGCTGGCATAGGCGCCAAAGACGAAGGTGCAGAATCTGCTTGTGCTGCGATGTCAGGTCCATCGAACTCTCCAAGATAGGGCGCGGGTTCAATTGGCTCTTTGACTGCTGCACTACCAGCACTCGCAGCACCTGACGCGGCCACGGCATTACCGGTTGCCATCTGAATGTTATCATCAATGAATGTAGTTCCGCCACGGATGTGAGTATTTGCACCAGTGAGTCTTGCATTCCCCGAACCAAGAAGATTCAGATTCGAGCCAGATTCTACATTCAGGTCACTACCAGATTTCATATTTACAGTTCCTGTAGATTCTATGCTCATTGTTTCTCCCTTTAGATCAAAGTTTGAAACGCTCAGTAATCTTAGATTCGCACCAGATGCTACATTGAGATCACCACCGCCACTATTGAGATACATTGACTCGGAAGACAGTGCTACGAGTCCTGCAGAAGTCATGTTGATCGAAGCATCAGATGCGAAGACCATGTTACCGTCAGCTTGTAGATCCATAGCACTGGCAGATTTCAGGGATATGAATGTATCTGAGTTCGCCCGGATACTTCCAGTTGCTTGCATTGATATAGATCCACCGTCTGCTCTCAGAAAGATACTCTCGGCTGGATTCAGAAATAAGTTACCGCCTGATCTCATGTGCGTGTTCTGATCTGATTCCAAGAAGAGTCCTGCACCACCAGACATGCTCATATTTTCTGTAGCAGAGATTCGAATATTCTGTGAACTGAGATGAATTGAGTTTCCAGATTCAAAAACTATATTCTGAGAAGTACGAATATTCAGATTCTCTACATTCGAATCTAGAGATAATGATGCACTTCGGATATCTGTTCTTGCCGCGCCGTTGATCTCCACAGAACGCGCAGCACCCATCATGATGTCACCGTGGACAATCTGGCGGTAGTTTCCCTGGATTTCTTCGACCTTGTCGCCCTTGATGAGCGTGTGACAGTCTCCATCAATCGTTACGATACTGTTGCCTCTGATATAGACGTGACTGTTGCCTTCTTGAATGTCATAAGATTCTCCGACAGATTTCTGTGTGGTCGAAGTATTTGAAATCTGAAAGTAAGATCCGCTACTGTGCCAGATCATAATTCTCTCAGCACCGGGAGTATCATCTAATTCTATAGAGTGACCGGCCGCAGTTTCTATGACTCTGTTGTAGGGATACCGAGCACCGTATGCAGAAGCTGGTTCATCCCAACTTGCGGCACCACCAGAACTTACATTGGTAGGATCAAGGTATCCGGTATATGGAGCACCAGCTTGAGGATTCGTAGATCCACCAGAGCTCAGCGTAGCCAGTTCATTTTCAAGTGCTGTTCTTTCGGCAAGCAGAGTATCCATTTGCTCTCGGTTTGCTGTAGTAGCCAGCGTCACGAGCTCATCATCAATCACAGCAATCCGAGCTCGAATCTCAGCCGCCCTAGAAAAGGTATCATTTCCTTCTCCCCCGGCTACTGCGTTGTCGCCAGACCCACCCGATAGAAGACTGTCGCTCGCAGTAGGTGGGTTGCGCCTATTGTAGTACGCGTTGATGCTATCTACAGTGATACGACCATCAGCACCTCTCCAGGCAGGATTGTTTCTCCATGCTGACGTGTTCACAGCATAGACTTCAGTGCCTCCAGATCTGTCTCCAAAAGCAGGAGCAGCTTGCATGACTCCAAGTCCAGAAGAGTTTCTGTATCCCCAGCGATCTAGATACTGACTGTAGACGCGAGTCTGTTGAGCAGGAGACATAGATGCAATCTGGCGAGTGGTATAGTTCGTTCCCTGTCTAGAGTTGATGTCATCTAGGGCAGGTTGACCAAACTGAAACAAGCCAGAATATCCAAACTGATTCACAACTCCCGGATTGTATCCACTCTCCCCAGCTATGATTCCATAAACTTGTTCTCTCGAAACTCCATATCTCTGAGTTAATAGATCAAGTTCTTGTTGGAACTCAGTATCAGCATCTAGCACAGCAATGCTTTCTCTTTCGCTACTTGAGAGTGGCCCTCTTCGAGCAGAAAACTCGTCTGCACTTTCGCCAGAGTCATTCGACCATGAGTTTGAGTTGCCACCAAAAGCATACCCACGAGCAAGCCCACCCGCGATCGGGATGCCAACTGATCTATTCATCTCCAACGGCGTGTTGTATGTCTCATTCGTAAACTCACCAGTAGCAAGATTCGACATTGGAGAAGTTCCGATATCGCGAGGACGTGAACCCTGCATCTGGAGGTCATAATCTTCAGTAGGGATAGCACCCCATCCAGTAACTGCAGGATCAACAAGCTCAGATGACTGAGTAGGAATGAGTCCCAAGATCATTGGCTGCTGAGCATCTCTGCCATCTACGAAGAATCCGAACACCCATGCATTGAGCGGCGGTGGAGTAAAGTTCACGTCATGGTTACCGATAATCAATGTCGCCCAGGGAAGATCCTGAGTACTGATATCACGATTCGATCCATGTAAACCAAATGCACGAACTTGAACTCTGCCTTCTGCTCTTGGATCTTCTCTGTTCTCCACGACTCCAATAAAGAACAGTGGCTGAACTATACCTGTGCCAGTATCGTTACTCATTAGAATGGACCCTCTCTTCTAGCACTTATCGTCTCGACTTCGCTCCAGTCTTTCTTAATCAATCTGTAGACATTCTTCATTACATCACCTTCTAGTACATGAGATACAGTTTTCACTAGATATCTTCCACTCAGATGCTTATTCTGTTCTGAACTATCAGATTCTGAGCCAGTAGCATACTGCATTCGCTTTATATCCATCTCTATGATATCTCCAGCTGTAACATCAAATCTCCCTGGACCAATTGCTTCAACTGTAGTGCTTTCGATATGATTTCCATAAGCCTGCCTATGAGAGATTATATCTGCGTAATGAGTTTCTGCAGATAGAGATTGATCTGCAGATAAATCTTCGCCTGATGTAAAGTTCTTAATGACAAGAAATCTCTTTTGGATATCTGTATCTTCTCCACCAGATGTTTCAGAATCTGAATGAACTCCTTCTATGAACCTCGTAGTATGCCTGTCTATGAGTGTTTCATCTCGCTTTACATCAAAGTATCTTCTTCTCTCTGCAAAGTAATCATACTGTCCTGAGCCATCTATAAGATTCGTTCTGCGAGTCAGTATATCTAATTCTAAGACTTTGTTTCTATATGTGCCATTGTAGATATCAGAGAGGGTATTGATTCTATCTGTATTCTCAAATGACTCTAGATTCTTCATCTGCTCTTCATAGTAATCTAGGGTATTCGGTATAGCATCTAGATAGGTGAATTGAAAGATTCTCTTTGGTTCTTCTAGTTCTGCAAGACGAAACAGTTCTTCATCAGAGACGAAGTAGTATCCTTTATTGCTTTCGTAGAATCTAAAGGTGCATGAAGGGCTTTGGTTGGCAGAGTATGATCTTCTGGATAGAAAGCTCATAGCTTCTTCTGGGCGTAGTCTTGGTATCACGCAGCGAATGAGCCCAGATGTCTCTTCCACAGTGACTTGCTTTAGATTCTCGTTCGTAGTATGGTTTGGGCCTCTATAGTATTCTTCGAAGATAGATTTTACGATGTCAGATACTGTAGTGTCTCGAAAAGAACGGATGAGTTGCTTTGTGCCAGCTACATAGCTTTGGTGCGAGACAAAGTGCACGTCATAGATGAGAGAGTCATTGATATCTGTAGTCGTTACATTGTCTATCTTATAGATAAAGCCAGTAAATAGAAATGGTTCAGATACTGCGCCAGCTTGGATACCGCCAGATTCGTTGATCATGCTGGAGTCTGCTATCTCGAAGATGATCTGTTCTTCTCCGCGTAGTGGTGTCTCTTCTAATAGACCTACAGAATCTACAAAGCGAGCGACTCCGTACATCGTCTCACTATCTATAGAAGAGGTGAACGAAACACTTGGAACCATTAAAGTAACGTCGATTAGCAACAAATCCGAAAAGTCTGATCGAATAGAAATCTTTTGCACATTGGCATATGTAGGGTTTACGAAACTAGATTTGTTCATACTGTGTTCATTGTCTTTCTAAAGTTTTTCACGACTTCATTTCTATATTGCTTGTCAATTAAAATGATTTCTCTCTTATTCTCGTTCATCTGTTTCTCGTAGTCATAGACCCTTACTTGTTTCCATGGGCCGAGTTCTTGTGAGTTCAATGTTAGAAAAGTGTCTGGAGCGACTCTTAGAATCTTTCCTGTAGTAGGTGAAGTTCGATAGTGGTAGACGAGATTCTCTGTGAGCGTTTGATCTTGTCCCCACTCTACTACGGCACTACCAGAGAGTTCAGAAAGTGCTTTGTATTTCTCTATAAAGAAAGAATGAAAGTCAGTTTCAGATAATGGCCATTGAGTATAAGGATCTGTGATTTTATTGGCGAGAAGAATAAGCCAAGTATCTCCTACAGATCCGTAGTAACTATTTGAAAGGTCTTCTGGTCTCTCGCCTTCTCTGATTGTGTAAGGCAGATAAGTAAATGGATCTGAGAGTCTCTCATCTAAGAACTTACTACGGCGAGTGATGTCACGAATTGCTTTTCCTTCATATGATATGATTGGAAAGTAAGAAAAGTATGTTGACATCTTAGAAGGGTCCTTCGCCAGTCGGTGTAGATATCGTATCTACGCTTGTAGAATTCCCACCGTAATCTTCAGAAGTGTGAATGTCAGATTCGATAAAGCCAAGTTGAAACTGAACCACAGCAGGGCGGCCTCCACGAAGCACAGCATTTCCGTTCGGGCTGAAGTTCGTAGTAAAACTTTGTATCATCGCTGTCTTGAAGTGAAAATAGTAGTTCGAATCTATTCCTACGAAAAAGACATCAACCATTGAAGGATACTTAAACATTGCTCTCTGTAGAATTGATGTATTGATATATTCTGGAAGCATGTGCCTCTTCATCGTGTTCGCGATATCTCTAAGATTGTTTGACTCTTGCTCGTTCTTGGGTGCGAGCGTCCAATCGAATGCGTGCATTTTCATCTCTACTCCTTCAAAGGAGAGAGCAGCTTTTGGGTTCACATAAGTACCAGTACCGGCATCGATGTTTCTTCCTTGCTGAGGGAATGCAGCGTCAATTCCTCTTCGAGCAAGAAAGGCGAGGTCGCGAGAGATATTGCCTGTGATCTCAGAAAGTGTCTCACCTCGAACTCCAGGAATGCTTCGCAGCGCAGCACCTGAGAGTGCACCTGTGATGGATCCAACTCCTAGATTCTTGACATCAATATCAGAGATGAGAGTCGACACGAGCTCACCTGTGATTTCTTGATCGAATCTTTGTGCTCGAACTTGAAATGTGTCAGATATGTTTGATGGAAGTGGCAAGAAAATAGTATCAGAAACATTCGATCCCGAAGCGCCCATCTGAGAGAATCCTCTTTGCGAAGAAGGACGATACTGATAGTCACGAAACATAAGTAACATGCCGTAGTCATGATCTTCAATCGGAAAGTTGAGATTTGATGGAGTTCTTGATCGTGATGATCTTGCTATATCTTGGCTTACTGGTCCAAAAGTATTTCTTCTTGGCATTCTTGCGTGCGCCCTATAAATAGATATGAATCTTGTGAGTTCGGATGATACAATCTATTTATATGGAGATCTTGGCGATATGGCATACAGTGGGCGTTTCAAACCAACGAATCCCGAGAAATACAAAGGCGACCCTACAAAGATTCAGTACAGATCTTTATGGGAGTTAAAAGTTTTTAGACGCTTGGATGTACACCCAGATGTAGTCGAGTGGTCTTCAGAAGAAGTTGTCGTTCCTTATAAGAAACCTCTCGGTAAAGGCAAGACAAGCAGATACTTTCCTGACATCGTCGTAAAAAAGAGAGTAGGCGTGGATAAATACCAGACGGTGATGATTGAGGTGAAACCGGATGCACAGACAAGGCCACCAAATCCTATCAACAAGAATAAGACACCTACTGGCCGAGTGTCAAGAAGATATTTGAACGAAGTGCTCACATTTGGTGTGAATGAAGCAAAGTGGAAAGCTGCTCGAGAGTACTGCGCGCAAAGAGGATGGAGTTTTGAGATCATGACAGAAAAACATATCAAGCCGTTAGGAAAATAAGTTGGCTTCACTCTTTTCAGATATTCTTATCAAGGGAATCAAATCGGGACAAGTGCCTGCTCGTAGTATTGCTGCGAGAGAGTGGTTTCGCAACAAAGCAAAAGACGCTGGTAAAGTTTCTGAAACTGTGGTGTTAAAAAACGATCGCGCACGACTTAAGAATAGAACTGCCGCAGGCAAGATGTATTTCTTTATGTACGATGCGAAGCACAAAAAAACTTTGCCTTACTATGATGCCTTTCCTCTCATTTTTCCAATCGAAAGAACTTCTGACGGTTTCTTTGGTATCAATATGCACTATTTGCCTCTACCCTTACGAGCAAAGCTTATGGATGCACTTTATGACGTCACGAACAACGAAAAATATGACGACACAACAAAACTTCAGCTGTCGTATAGTATTCTGAAGTCAACAGAAAAGTTTCAACTCTTTCGTCCTACATTCAAACGATACTTAAATTCTCAGGTGAGAAGCAGATTCGTAGAGGTGCATTCGACTGAATGGGATATTGCACTGTTTCTAAATACTGAGCAGTTTATCGGTGCTTCGAAAACTAAAGTTTGGGCAGACTCCAGACAATCTATGAAGAAGAAGGGCAAGAGGTAGAGTGTTTAACATATCAGAATTTAAATCGAGAATAGATAAATTTGGCGGGCCAGCCAGAACAAATCTTTTTGAGACAATGATATCTGCTACGAACCGCAGAGGAGAAGTCATTGTCCCGGGCGTCATTACATCTGACGACTTAAGATTCTTCTGTCAAACTGTCTCTATGCCAGGGATTAATCTTGAGACGATGGCATATAAGCCAACTGGTCTGGGCTTTGCAGAATATATGCCTATGAGTGCTACACCTGAAGCACTGAACGGCGTCTTCATGCTGGACAACAACCACAAGATTCTGACATTCTTTCACCGCTGGATTACATCTGTGACGAACGTGAGTGGAAATAGAGGCGGAAACTTTCGTGGGTTGGCTCCAATGCTAATCGAATACAAAGACAACTACTGCGCGTCAGAACTTACTATTCGTCACTTTTCCACTCATAACCCATCATCATATTATGAGTGCAGATACGAGAATGTTTACCCGACACAGATAAGCAATATTGATTTGAACTGGGCGGGCGATGGTCCTGCCACCATTACTGTAAACTTCTCGTACAACAGATTGGTGTACTCTGGATTTTACGACATACCATATGAAAACTCTAGTCTCTTCTTAGGCTCAGAAAATTCTCTAGCAAGAAATGGCAACATATCACGAGTCATTCGTGACTTTGACACTCGATCAGTAGACACGTTTTCTTCTGCCTCGTCACTCTCATAAAAGGTTTTATAACATGGGCTTACCAAAAATAACGCAACCGCTCTATTCTTTAACTCTTCCTTCGTCTGGAAAAGAGATTCTGTACAGACCGTTTACCGTAAGAGAAGAAAAGATACTCTTGATTGCACAAGAGGCAAAAGACATTGAGCAATCTATACTTTCTGTCAAGCAGGTGGTAAATAACTGTCTGCAAGACCAGGATATAGATACGATGTCTATGTTTGATCTGGAGTATATTCTCCTATTGATCAGAGCAAAATCTGTAAACAATAACGTAACATTCGCAATTAAAGACCCAGATACTTCTGAAGAAGTAAAGCTGGAATTAAATATAGATGATGTCATAGTAAATAGAAATCCAGACCACACAACTCAGATTCGAGTTGACGACGACTACGTAATCATAATGAGGTATCCTACTATTAACGAGTACCTTCTTCTTATGAAAGATATGAATAATCCCCAAACAGAGTTTCAGATCATGATTAGCTGTATGGATAAACTTATCAAGGGTGATGAAGTCTTAAACTTTAGAGATTTTTCTGAGACAGAAATTAATGACTTTGCTGATGATCTTTCTTCGCCTGCCGTAAAAGAAATTAAGAATTTCTTTAGTACTATGCCTATTCTAAGACATGAAGTTCACTATACGAACAGTGCAAAAACAGAAAAGACATTTGTCATCGAAGGACTCAAAACTTTTTTTTCCTAATGCTGAGTCACTGTGACTTAAAGATCTATTACGAAATGATCTTTCTTCTGGCTCAGCACCATCAATACAGTATCGAAGATCTAGAAAACTTAATACCCTACGAGCGTGATATCTATTATGCAATGTTAATACAGCATCTGAAACGACTACATGAAAGCAAGAAGAATAAAAATGGATGACAAGAAGACGCAGGCAGATATCGCCAACAGTATTAAGAGAGAGGCAAATCATGCTAGGATTGCTGAAGAAAAGAGAAAGCGTGATGAGAACTCCAAGAATAGACGTGACAATAAGCGCGACAGTGACTCTGGCGTAAAAAGACAGGCAGAGCTCATTGATAACATCAAGCGAGAAGGTGAACTCACTCGTAGTGGAGATGATGATTCTCTTCGCTCAGTTTCTGTTGGAGTCGAAAAATTCGGCGAAGTTTTTGCTTCCAT